GGACCCCAATCAGCGGGTGGATTACCCACGGGGTGCATGATGGGCGGCAGGGTAGCCAAGCTGTTCCGGTCCGTCCTACTGTCCCGCTCAGTCTTTACGCTGTCCTGATAGCCGCGAAGCAACTCAGGGAACGTCTGGATGTCATACATCCGCTTAGAGTCGTTGCTGAGACGGGTAACAACAAATGGATAATCATTGTATCCGTTCAGCAATTCAAATTTTGCGTAGGCTTGCACATCAGCTTCCCCGGTAAACTTGGGGTGCATGATGGTGCGGTAGATACCCTCGCTGCCGTCCTCTGGGTCAATGAGCCGCTGGAACGCATAGACGATTTCAATGAGTTCGTCGGCGTTATACTGCTGGCGATATTTGGACAGACCAGTGGAGCGCGTGGCATAGACGCTTTCCATGTTGTAGGTGTTCACCCCACGGAAGTGAGACACCACATACTCCGCCCAATCCTCATCCCAGCCGTCAGACGTTACACAGGAAAGAACTTCTTGGACTGTAAGGAAGGTGCGATAGAATACAAACGGGGCGCGTTGTGGGTCCAAACAATAGGACGGGAAGAACACATCTCCATCAGGGGCGCAGGCTTGAATGTAGGGCCGGTCAATGCTCAGACGGCTAATAGGAAGCTCGCTCACTCCCTTCTTTCGTAGCTCTACCAAGGCTTTCTTAGCGCGGCTATCCACTACGTCGGGATACACCGTGCGAAGCATATCAATGACTTCCTTGTCGTTCTTGCCCTCAATGATGAGCTGGGCAAGTTCAGGACTGGTAACAGCAATTTGCTGCAAGTCGATTTTTTGTAAAAATTTTTTTTCTACCCTCTCCCATCCAACGTATGTAATCATCAACCCACGCTCTAGGAGGTAGTTACCACCCAGCTCCATCTCTTCGCGGAAACGTGGGATGTAACTTGAAAGCATCCATTTGAGGAACGCACTCGTAACACGGGATCGTCCCGTGTCTCCATGCTCAACAGGGTAAGCGCGAATGTTGGCCTTAGCTAGAGCCGAAGTAAAAATAGAAACGTAGGTGCCAATCTTTTCATCAATAACACGAGCTTCTGTATCAGACGCACCCTCCCAAGGAAACGCATCCCCACCGTGTTTACGCAAGTCACTCGACTTTCCCGGCCAATAACACCGCCGTTGATCGGAGCTATTGACGCACTGATTGAAATAGGTTCCTAGCTCCGTGGTTGTCCTATCGTATGCAGACTTTAGGGCAACGACGTTCGGACCATCACTATCTACAAATGTCAGGGCGTGTTGCTGTTGAGTTTCTTGCATAATTTTGCGTGGGATATTGCGCTCTTGATAATACCATGAACGTATTCCTGCGAACGTCCTATCTTGTCGGATAGCTCATCAGGAAATAGTTCCGACGAGTTCTGCTCCTTCCATCGCTTCATCTGTTCGTAGCGCAGAAGTCTATCGCTTTGCTCAAGCAACCACTTGCGGCTAACCGTAATATCAGGTGCTAAGGAATTCGTGTCGGTAGCTGGTGCCGTTTTCATCTGTAATTACTTCTACGTTAATTTGCTTGCCCTCTAGTTTGTTTGTTAGACGGCGCGGAATGGCTACGATGGACTTACCTTCCACTCCCTCGACAGAAGCAAACACCCACTGTGGGTTGCGGGCCTGAGAAATAACATTGGCTTTAACAAACCGAGGCTTGTCTGGCTCTACAGCATTGAGCGTTTCGACGCTTTGGATTCTGGCTTTTACACTTTTAGCTTTCATCAATATCCTCCTTTGGAACGAGTTCTGGGTTGAGTTGTTTCATCTACAAAGCGAATGTTGTCAATGCACGCATAGCGGATGACATCTATTGGGTCTTTCCATGCTTCATCCGTTCCGCCGTCCCCTGTGTATTCCTGAAGGGCAGTAATGATGTTCTGGCAATTCTCCGACACATAGAAGTGCGGACGGTTGAGGCTATCCATCTTGGTCTTACGATTGTAGGCCATCTTGCTTTGAATAGCTTGGATGCCGTCCTCAATGTCTAGCCCCGGCGCAGGAATGAACGTAAGCCCGTTGTCTGCTAGGTCTTCGATGATCGAACTCGCCCCGTTCTGAGATTGATACTTGGCTGCGCCCAACCTTGGGTCAATAAGCCGTTCCGTTATCGTTTCTCCATTGTCGCTCTCACAGCGAGTAATTAACTCAACGTAGTCTTTAATGCCATAGCCCAACCCTTTGTTGCCTTCTCCACCTATCCATCGTCCTCCATGCCACTTGGCCCAGTCTCCCACGTTCACATCAGGCCACTCACGATAGACGTAGTAGGTTTCGCTTTCATCTACGGCTATCCAGCACATGAACCAGTTCTTGCGCCCAGCCGGGTCTAATATCATGTAGCGTGTTACGTTATCACGCGGTATCTTGTCATGTGGTATGACATTAACCTCCCGCGAGAACATAGGGAAGCGAGTGGACGCACTCTTGGTTGGAACCCCGTAGGCTCGCGTTAGGATTTCTTCCTCGCCCCTGCCCTGTAAATCCTGAGCAATACGATCATAACCACCAAACGGATTGTCCTTTGAATGGAAATAAATGATTGCGCTATTCCCATTCGCAGCGTGTTGAATAAACGGAACCGGTCTGTCATTGAGAAGTTCCGCCGTTTTGGTTTCAACAGTTCTTGCTTTCTCAAGGTAGTCTCTAACCACCTCCGTGTAACCGTCAATCGGAGTGAACGTAACAATGACCTTGGCGTTACGGGTAGCCAATCGAAAACGCAGAGTGCGTAGTAGCTCAGGGCCAATAAGATATTCATCACACCAAGCCCCAATATTGAGCCATACCGGTTCACGACTGCCCAACTCCGCGCCTTCCAGAATAGTATCGTTGTTAAGAAATTGAGCATAGGTCTTAAAGATGATGTGGCTCCTAGTCCCCGGCAGGATTAGACTACTCTTGGAGAATCCATTCTTCCGCGTGTAGCTAATGTTCTCCTCCGCACTAAGGGTTTTCTTTCTAAGCTCTTCAGGTAGAGCATCGTAAATGGCGCATTGTTGCTGGCGAATAGACACGTCTGCATTCTGCGCGAAGCACATGATGACACTACCGGGATTGTCCATTGCAGCCTTCACCACTGCTGTTGCTGCCCAAGTCGTCTTAGACGATCTATTGCCGCCGCTCACAAGTATCTCATTAAAAGACTCTAACAACTCCTCTGCCCTCTTCCAGTGGGGAAGTTTGAACCCATACCTGTAAGGGTCGCGCACACTATTCTCTATCGCCTGATGGTAGATGTCGTAGAGATTAGCCAGAACTTCCGGCTGCATTTGCGCCATCTCCTCATTGGTTGGTGGCGCGAGAATGGCGTGTTTCCTCCAAATCATATCTCAACAGCCTCCTTCTGAAGCGCGGCCCTAGCATCCGCTATAGCCTTCATAGCATCCTCCAAGCTAGGCTTCCCGGCCTTGTGCTCTACAACCACCTTGTTCTCCCCTAGAGCCTGCATACCCTTATCCACGGCTATCCCATAGGAAAGAACCAAATCCCGAATGTTCACCTTAGCCAAAGCGTCAGGGTTGTTAGCCAGCATCTCTAGCTTCTGTTTAGCCAACAACCTCAGTCCTTCTGCCATCTCAAACCCATCAGCCGCCAACTGCTTCCGTCTCACCTCTATGGCCACCTCATGCCGCGCCTTCACCTTACTAATCTGATTAAACGAGAAGCCTGTAGCCTCAGCAATCTCCTCCCATGTATTCCCTTCCGCTAGTTGCTCCAAGCACAGCATAGCCTTTGTCGGCTCCCGCGCCTCTAGGGTGCGACAATCGCTGTCCACTAGGGAGGACAATAGAACGGGGCTGATGTTCTCTAGGCTCATACTTTAGACAAATAGATCATAATCGACTTATACTTGAAACAATCCAGACATAGAATGCCAAACAAAAACAATGAAAAAAAGTCTTTAATCGTTATCCTTCGCTTGCGTATGGATTGTACCGAGCCCCCAAAATTTCTGTCAAGCCATTTGTTCAACTATGTTTCCATGTCTTCTTCAACTATGTTTTCCCGTCTCTCCTTTTAGGAAGGACCATTTACAATATTTTTTTATGGGGGCGTTCTGACCAATTACAATAACCCTACCCCCCCCAAGCCCAAACCCCCTCCCCCCCCTGACTATTGAGACTGAGTCGCAACGTATGGGACAAGGGATGTCTCAGGTATCCCCGGCAAGCCATAGGGTAAGACATAGCCTGTCTCACCTATCACGCCAAAACCATGGGTAAGACATAGGATGTCTCAGGCAAATAGCTTATTGAGACTGAATCTCAGCGACCTGGTGAGCGGTAAGGCTCGCGTGAGGGGGTTGGCGTATAGGGGAGGTGATGGATCGTGGCAGGCTTTGCAGGCAGGCGATTGTGGGCGGTAAGAAGCAGGCCGGAGGATCGGGGCATCCTATACCTGCAATCAAGGGCAGGCAGGCTATCGGCTGCGCTTGGCTGTTGGCTGTTGGCTCTCCCCTTTGATTGTGCTCTCTGCTCTCTGTTTGCTCTGCTCTTACGGTGTGAGGGTGAAGAGGCCGCAAATTGCGTCGAAAAGATGGCGCGCAAACTATTGCAGTTGCAGCCACTTACGGATTACACTGTATTTTCGGTATAAAAAAGCTTGAAACGATGCACGCGCTTGGCACTCTTTCCACATCGCCGATGCACAACGCTACGGCACACAACACACACACACACACATGACCGCAGACACTCGGGGCATCTTACAGAGTTAACAACCAAAACAGAAAAGGAAAACACATGAAAACACAAATCAAGTCCGCACTTATTACAGACAGCCAACGCCTAGTTTCCGCCGAATCACGTTTTGGCCATTCCATCCCAATCTATGACGACGGATTCGGTCCGCTCTTCATTCACCGGGATTCGATGGGCATATCCGGTGTTGTCCGGGCCCAAAGTTGGGAAGACGCTTATTCAATATGTGAAGACGAGTTTTTCCCTTCCGCCGATTCTGATGCGGTCGCAAAGCCTTATTCAGAGCTTAGCCCACATGAACAGGCATGTTGGGATGAGGCGTATGGTTACAGGCCCAACGGAATTGGAGGCCCAACGCCAAAACAAGATTGCGGACTTTACGCCAAAGATTTGAACGGGGATTCTTTGGATTTGCTCACGCCGGAACTTTTGGAGAGACTGGAAATCACTCTCCAAATAGAAAACGAATAAACACCCCACAAACCAAACCCCTTGCCCTGCCTTCTCTCCGGAGAGGCGGGGTTTCAGGCTGAAAGGGGGCGCAATTGTCCTCTCAATTGATAGGAAAATAGATAAACACATGAATAAGACTCAAATAATTGAAAACATATCAGCAAGAAAGGCGCGGGGCGCATGGGAAAAGGCGCGGAACACCTACGCGCTTGAACTATTAGAAGACGCGGAAGAAAGCTTCACGCCTGCAAGCTTGCTTAATGGCGCGGAAAATTGGCGGGCATTTAGCTACGGCGGATGCTCTCTGATTTATGACGCGGACATAGCGGAGAGGGTTTGCTCCCCTTCTGAATTGAAACGCACGCGGGAAGGGCAACGTGCGCCAAATAGCCGGGAGAGTTGGCTTGAATGTCAGGCCCGGTGCCTTTCGCAGGCCGCAACCCTAATTTCAACCCTCGCCCGCAAATGAAAACACACACACACACACCGGGGCCGTGGCATTACGCGCCGGGGGAGCTTGTTTACGGGCCATCAGGCGAAACTGTCGCCTCCTGCAGATTCGTAACCAATTTTAAAGACACCAACGTTGCGAATATGCGATTGGTTGCGTCCGCGCCCGAGTTGCTTGCGGCTTTGCGTGAAATTGAAAGCAAGCTCACTGCATTACTCTGCGAACGGGTTTTGGATTCAACCCTTCCGGAGTTTTATGAAGTCAGGGACGCTAGAAATTCCGCACGCGCCGCCATAGCCAAAGCGGAGGGCGTGAAATGAGCACACCCTTTCAACCCGGCCAACGGGTAAAGCCTAGCGAATACAGCTTGCGGCCTGCCCGCGACAGTTGGTTGCGTGCCGGTAGCTCTCAGCTTAAAACAGCCTATTTGGATAAATACGAGAAACACAAGGCAACCATGGGCACGGTTGTTTCGTGCGAGAAGGGGAAATATGGTTACGGCGTGCAGGTAAAGACCGACGCCGGGGCCGTGCATCAATCCATGCCCAATCTTTGGGAGGCAATCGCATGAAATCGCTCTTCCGCTACCTCATTGAATCTCTGCTCGATTTCCTTTTTGCGTCCAATAGAACGCGGGACGATCTAAACGAGGCGAACACCGGAACACTTAAAAAATGACACGACTCATCTTAAACGCCGCGCTTTGCCTCCTAAGCATCGGCGCGTTAATCCTCTGCCTCGCGGTGAGGCTTCTGCGATGACGCCTAAGCCCTACAGACTGCCCAAGGTGAGGCTTGTTGGCCTAGTCCACCCTCGGACCCTCGCTTCGCTGCAAGCGTGGCGTACAGCCTACGGAACGCCCATCGGCGAGTCGATTGACGAGCTGTTCAATCATGCCATGCGGGGCGAAGGGGCGTTTATTTTCCGTCTTCCCGTTAAACAACCAACACAAAAGGAACAAACCCATGAACGAAAAACGTAGAAACGAAATCCGCGCCCTTGAAAAGCGGCTTGAAAACGAAGTCTCCTTAGCCGCTGCCAAGCTGAACGCACTATTGACAGAGATTCGGGAGGCTTACGAACAGGTGCGCGATGATGAACAGGAGAGCCGCGACAACATTCCCGAAAGCTTACAAGAAAGCGACCGCGCCACCGCATCCGACGAAGCAATCTCACATCTCGAAGATTTGGTTTCCGACCTTGAAACCGCCGAGCAAGCCGTTGAGGAAATCGCAAATGGAATTGCCGACCTGGTTCAGAAGTCCGATGGGTCGAAGGGGCAAGACGTATGACACTCCCTAAGGGGCGTTTCTTTTCCGTTTACCGGTAACTGGTAATACTTTGACCACTAAGGCAGATAACGTTCAATAAATGAAACAATGACAGCTATCAACCTCATCGGCCTAAGTCTGGCCCTAATTCTTGTTGCCCCGTTCGTCCTTTTCTGGATGATTTGGCGAGCCGAGGACGATGATCGCTGGGATAAATAATCAAAATAACACAAATATGGACACAAATAATGAATTCCGCGCCGTAATTGGCACCCGCAAAATCTGCTATCCGTTCCACAACGGCCAACTGTGTGGCATCCTGCGCTATTGCCTGCCCTACGGAGTGATCCCCGGCGTAACAATAACCGATAAGGCCGCGCTTAACGAATGGGTTGAGACGGAAATTGAACGCTGCATCCAAGAAGCAGAAAAAT